GATGAGCTATATCCTTGATCATGTTTAGCCATAGTTATAATTGTTTTTTAGTTTAAAATTTATTGCTTATGAATTGGAGAGAAAAACTCAAGACGGTGGCCGAGAAGCTCGGACTCACCGCCAAGCTCGAACAGAAGACCCTCAGCAATGAGGAGTTCCAGCAGATCGTTAATGCTTATCAGGAGGACTATCAGGTCACCCTGCGTGACGATGTGAATGCCGAGGCCTTGCAGCAGGCCCAGCAGCAGGCTGCACAGGAACAGCAGCAGCTGCTCAACCAGATCTACGAGGCTGTAGTGGTGGCCGGTGGCCAGCAGCAGCCCGCCACCTCTCAGCAGGCCGCTACCTCTCAACAGCCCGCTACCCAGCAGGGAATCATTGATGCTATCAACAACCTCGGACAACAGGTACGCCAGATGGCATCCCGTCCGGATGACGACCATGCAGCCCATGAGGGTGCTGCCGTGATTATCCCAATCAACGGCATGGCCCACACACAGGAGTTCCTCTTCGGCATCAATGCCCCGATGTTCTCCATGGAACTGCGTTGGAACCGCATCATGGCCAACCCGTCTGCAGCAGCTGCCATGGGTGCTCCCACACAGGAACAGGAGCAGGCCTTCGATAAGGCAGTACGTGGTTACGGACAGTCGCTCATGCAGCGTATGCAGTACCTTATTCAGAACGGCCTGACCGATCTGAAGGCTCTTGCTGCTGGAGAGTTCTCCACGAACTACGCCGGTGTTGATTCCCTCGGTGACATGGGTACCCAGTTCACTGTCCGCCGTCAGGACGCCATCATCGCCCGCGTACTCTCTACCCGTGCCATGACCAATTTCTTCCCCGTTCGTTACGGTATCCAGGACAACGATGTCATCTTCAACGCCTTCTTCGATGAGGTGTCTCAGGCATGGCAGGCTGGTGCTGTATATAAGGGCGGTATGAAGATCGAGAACGAGCGCGGCTACGTTGACGATGCCATGATCAAGATGATGTGGGGTCCGATGAAGGAGCTGGAGCGCAAGTATATTGCCTACCTGAACACCTCAGGCAGCGATCCTATCAAGTGGACCATGATCGAGTACCAGATTGTCAATTCTCTGCTGCAGGCCCAGCGTGAGCAGAATATCCGTCGTATGCGCGGTATCTACGTGGCTCCAGAGACCGGCGTTGCAGGATCCTACCTGCACACCTCTACCGGTATCCTCTACCGCCTGATCGACTATGTGCACTCGAATAAGCTGCTGATCACGGACGATGAGAATAAGACCTATCGCACCTACACCGAGAGCACCATGCTCGCTGCTGTGAAGGCATTTGTTGATGACGTCGTTTCTCACCTTGGTGAGGATGAGAACCTCAGCGGCAAGTACCTCTACTTGAACGAGCGTCACAAGCCATGGTGGCTCAAGTGTATCCGCACCGAGTTCCATCTCGACAACGATTTCACTGGAGTGGAGAGTTATGCCAACGTCGTACCCGACACCGAGTTGCATATCATCTGGCTGCCTTACCTTGGCAACACCAAGTTCATGATGATCCACGAGCCTGGCAACCTGCAGTTCCTGGAGTTCCTGCCCGGCGAGATGATGGCTATTCAGATGGAGCAGCAGATGGAGTTGGTACGCGCCTGGAGTACCTGGAAAGAAGGTACGGCTGCCGCATTCCTCGGCAAGCGCTTCTCCAGCAAGGCCGCCCTCGTGGCCAACGACTACGAGTTCCAGCAGATCTTCCTCAACAAGTTCTGCTCGAGCCTGTCGAAGGATGCTACCAAGGCCGATGCCAAGAACGGATTCTGGTTCGAGACCATCGCCAACGACGGTACCACCACAGGCGAGGGTGCTCAGGCAGTCACCACACCCCCTGCCATCACCGATATCGAGCATGCCAAGGCCGGTGTGGCTTACATCATCGAGTGCGGCTCGACAACGAATGCCACCACCATCGCCAAGAGCGGCAAGTTCTCAGAGATCAGCTCTAACTGGGTTCCTCAGGCAGAAGGCGACTACATCATGGTAGTGCTGAACGTGGCAGGAACCAAGTTCCTCGAGCTGGAGCGTATGGTTGACGGTGTCCGCACCATCAATACCACTCTCAATCCACACTATGTTGGTTAATCGTAAAGTTTAGAATTTAGGATTATGAAGAAGAATATCATCATCAATACTGGGCTCTCTAAAAAGGGAGCTCAGTATGAAAACCGCAAGGCCCGTCAACTGTTTACGGTCATCATGGGTCTGTTTACCATCGTTGCCTTCGTATGGGCCTGTGTAGAACCAGCCAGTGCGCATGCCGGTTACGGTGTCGGCCTGGCCACTATGACACTCATCGGTTCAATCGACGATGTCAGTGACCGCGATACTCATGGCAACGAGATCGCCTACCAGGTCGTGCTGATCAATACAGCCCAACTGGCCGACCCGTTCAACTTTCCGCAGCCTAGTGCCACTGACCGGACAGTAACCATCGGTAAGAGTATCCTGAAGCCTGGTGAGGCAGCCCATTACTTCGAGGCCCACACCATTCCGACGCTGCTCTCCAGTACCGAAAAGGGTGATATCACCACTAATGGTACCAACACTTTTGTGGTCGTGATGGGTGGCGACAGGAATGCCCTCAAGAACTTCATCGAGGAATTCTCAGGCGGCAAGTTCATTATCCTCTATAAACACATCAAGGATACGGTATGGCATATCATCGGCGAGGCAGAACGTCCGATGATCCTCGGCAATACCGAGACAAAGGATGATGCCGACGGTCGCTACAGCACCCTCACTTTCACCCGCCAGAGTGTCTATCTCGACTGCCTGGTTGAATTCGATTACGTCACAGGATCTTCTGGCACCAAACAGACCATCAACGATCTGTTGACCGGCAATCCTAGTGAATAACGGTTAATAAGTAGCGTATGTATAACGAAAGAGAAAAACTGTTCCATCATCAGCAGCTGCACTCCCCCAAGGATGCAGCCGCTGATTTGGCGCTCCTGAAGAAGCTGAATCCTTACCATCCGCGTCTGAAGGAGTTCGAGTTCTCACCATCGCGCAGTGCTGGTGATATTCTGTTTGTTCTGCTCGGCATCGTCCACCGTGACGATATCGTCAAGAACCGTCTACAGTTTAAGCAGGTATCAGAGCCGGAACCCACTCCAGAGCCGGAACCAGCCCCTGGTGAAGAGGAAGACCCCGAGAAGCAGGAGCTGAAGAATCAGCTCGAAGAGAAAGAAGAGGAGGTGGCAGACCTTCAGGATCAGTTAGAGGAGAAAGAAGATCAAATTGCTGATCTTGAAGAGAAGCTGGAGGAAGAAAAAAAAAGCGAGACGCCCGTGAAAACTCCCGCCAAAAAGACTGCAGCCAAAAAGACTGCAGCCAAAAAAAGCACCTCCAAAAAGAAGTAGAATATCCTAAGATCGACTGGCTGAACCTGTCGGATCCCGACGTTCAGACGGCGACCATCCTCTACAACGACCGCATCAACACGTGGCGGCGTATGACGCAGCTCGACGAGCAGCTGGATAAGGATCCTACCGAAGCGGTAGTCAAGGAACTGGCCGAACTACGTATCAGGAACCTCCAGGCGTTCGACGAGCTGCGTTCTTTCAATGACACAGGCAAGTTCCGCAATGATCATCCACTGCTCTCCAGCCGGTCTGAGTTTTCGAAGCTGCTCAACCTCTTCCATCGTGATCCGGCAGAGTTCCTGCACCAGCACAAGCTCGTGCTCGACAACATCCGCCGGTACCAGAGTTATCTGAAGCGCAAGGATCGAAAGGATAAGCGTACAAATGACCGCGACAGCCTTACCCGTCATCAGGAAAAGGAGCGCCTTTTCAGGATGGTGCTCGAACAAATAAAGAACGACAGATAATAAGTGGCACTTATCGCGCAACACTTTATACTTGTTGCCGGATAAGTGTCACTTTTCCCTTATGGCTCACCGATGGCCTGGATGATGGCAGCCACCTGCGCCGGCGTGAAGCTGCGCTCCTGGCCCGTATAGCCGAGTTCAGACAACATTTTCCTGAGACCGGGAAAATGATCGATCCACTTCCTCAGTTTCTTCCATGCACTCTCAGGCGCTATGTCAGGCGAATAGAGCATGGCCAGTTCTGTGCGTCCGTACTGTCGTATCCTGAACTCGTTTTTCATGCTGCAAAGATAACAATAAAGTACGGGATAATAAAGGATTCATCCCGTCAATAACAGGGTGTAACCGTAAAAAAGCGGCATAGGCTGGGAGGAAGTCTTTACCTTTGCAGCGTGGATCATCCACAAAGCTTATGTTTAACTTAATCCCTATTTGTTATGTCAGTAAAAGTTTATCTGAGCAAGAACAACATCACCGGTTCAAAGGGCTACGGCAAGTTCTATGCCTATGCCGACAACGAGACACCCATCGACCTTGTGGGACTTGCCAACCATATGGCAAACCACAACACGCCGTTCAGCGAGGGCACCATCATCGGCATCCTGCGCGACATGGTGAAGTGCATCCGCGAACTCAACCTCGGCGGCCAGCCCGTGAAGATCGACGGCCTCGCCATCTTCTCCACCCACATCGAGAACAAAGGTGGCTGGCCCACCCTCGCCGACGTGAGCCTCTCGATGGGTGGCGAGAACGACAACATCCGTGCACTGCGCCTCTGCGCCCAGGCCACAGGCGAGTTCACCAAGGCCGAACTCACCAAGTACGGTACCGTACTGCTCAACCGTGAGTGGCGCGAGCGGGTACAGACGGCCAAGCGTGCTGCAGGCCAGCCCGACAGTCCTGACCCCACTGGTGGTAGCAGTGGCGGTAGCGGTATTATCCCTTTCGATACTGGAGACGACAGTCCCATCGACGATGACTAACAATCCCCAGCCCGGAATCTCTTACAGGTTCCGGGCTTTTTCATGCCCGTCTTTTGCCCGTTCACCTTATTTATATATTTTTGTGGCATGAGTAATCAAGACGAGGAGTATCTGGAGGACCTTGCCCGCGAGGTGGACGGCGAGATAGCCGCCCGCGAGGTGGTGGACAAACTGCTTGAGCAGGCCAAGGGAGGCGACACCGAGAGCGTGAAGCTCCTGGTGGATCTCGGCACCGAGGCCAAGGCCGTCAGGCTCCGCAAGGAACTGTTCGGCGTATGAAGGAGAGTCGCATCACCCAGATATCAGAACTTCACCCTGACCTGTTGGCCTCGTTTCTGGCCACGGGCCAGAGTGACACCATCCCAATGGAGCTGCAGCTGTTCATCCGCCAGCTGCAGTGGGCGGTCGAAGCCTTCGAAACTGAGCGGAGTCTTAACCGCTGCGCCCTCGCCCTGCAGAAGCGCATTGCCGCCGAGCAGAAAGTGAAGATTCCTGTCACCACATGCAAGGCCCGTATCTACGAGGCGTTAAATTTCTTCCACGTGGATATGAACGTACCGCTGAAGGTATGGGAGAACGTGTATGCCGACCAGTTTGAGAAGATTGCCAAGTTCGCTGCCCTGAAGGGCGACATCAAGAGTCAGGTGAAGGCCACCGAGCACGCCCTGGAGTGCCGTCGGCGTGCCATCGAGGCTGCCGACAGCGACCGCACGCTGGGCATCACCATCCTCTACGGCTCTGAGGTGACACCCGAACTGCTGGGCTACGAGAACCAGGACCTGAAGATGATTGCCCGTAAGGACCGCGAGGGTGCCTATACCGTTATCAAGTCGCTGCCCATCGAGGTGAGCGAGAAGAAGCGACTGCTGACCGAGGCCCGCATCAACGAGGCGGAAATGATGGAGGAGATGGCCGATGACTGAGCAACCGATCAACCACGACGAAGCCGAGCGCCTGTACCTGAACCACGTGCAGATGCTCTGCAACGTAATAGACCCCAACATCCTGATCGCAGAGCTGGGACGTGCCACGGGTAAGACTGAGGGTATCACCACACCCCGTATCATCCGCGTGGTCGATTCCATGCCGGGCGAACTGATGTTCCTGGTCCATAAGACCTATGTGGCGCTGATGACCAATGTGTGGCCGAACATACAGGCCTCGTTCTCGCGCCTGGTTAGTGTGGGCGGACGTGAGCGTCCGCTACTGGAGTACGGTCAGGACTACGTGGTGGGCGAGACACGGCTGCCGTCGCATTTCCGTATGCCGCGCTATCCCATCACCTACCCCAAGCATTCCATCGTGTTCCGTAACGGCGCACACATCCAGCTGGTATCCAGCGACCAGCCCGAGTCGGCGGCCGGACGCAATGCCGTACATGCCTTCATCGAGGAGATGAAGCACAACAGCGGTGATAAGCTGCGCTCCAGACTCTTTCCGTCCCTGCGTGGCGGCAGTGCCGAGATCAGGCGGTCACCATACTATGCAGGCATCACCGGCGTGTCGGATACCGCCCGCGTAGATCTGGGTGAGGATGACTGGTTTGAGCAGTACGAGAAGAAGGTGGATCAGCAGCTGATCTCGGAGATCGTCACCGTAAGCCTACATATCAACCGCCAGCAGCTGCGACTGTTCGATCTGAACCGCCAGTTGCGCGACAGTCGCGACCCTGTACTGATGGAGCGTATCCGTCTGGAGCAACAACGTCTGAACCATATCATCGAGATATGGAGACCTCGCCTGGCCGACATGCGGCGCGGTGCCATCTTCTATGCGAGGGCTTCATCATTCTCCAACCTCGACGTATTGGGCGCGAAGTTCTTCAAGACTCAGCTCGACACACTCGACATCGACGAGTTCCTGACCTCCATCTGTGCCATCCGCCACAAGGAGGTGACCAACAAGTTCTTCGCCGCCTACGACCGGCATCACCATCAGTTCAGCGACTCCTATAAGTACGATGCCATCCTGCGCCTGTCGCTCCGTGACCGCTTCATCCTCACCGCCCGCTTCCTGAGCCACTACGCACCTCAGGATGAGTTGTATGTGGGCTACGACCCCGGCGCTTTCTCCAGCTTGGTGTTCGCACAGAAGAAAGACTATGGTCGTCGGCTCGACGTGATCAAGGAATTCACGTCGTATGAGCCTGTGCCACAGCAGGATCTTGCCTCGCAGGTGCAGCAGTTCTTCGGGTCTGACGCTGAGAATAAGGTGATACACCTCTACCCCGACCGCGCGGGCAACAAGACCCGCGAGGAGAGTCAGCGCATCACCACCGACTCACGGCTGATGAAGGAACTGCTCGAGCAGGCTGGATTCCAGGTGATACTCTACAACGAGGGTCAGGAAACCATCTACCACTGGCAGCAGTACAAACTGCTGCTGATGCTGTTCCAGGAGCAATACCCCTCACTCCCCATCATACGCATCGACGAGAACGAGTGCCCGAACCTCTGCTCTGCCATCCTGATATCGCCCCTGAAAAGTGTTGATGGCAAAATAGAGCTCGACAAGTCTTCCGAGAAGAAAGAGAGCCTGAAACACCAGGCCGGACTCACCACGCAGCTACCATCAGCCTTCATCTATCTGCTGTATGGCCTGTATGGTGACGTTTGTAAGAAAGAATTAAGCGTTTTCCCCACCGACTTGCCCGACAACCTTACCGCCTGAAACGTGGTAAAAAAACGGCAAAAAACGGACACGTTCCCCTAAACGTGTCCAAAATATGCCTGTTTTTTGCCATATTTGGCTCAAAAAGTTCTCAGGAAACTATAATAATCGCCCATTTTGACAAGATATAAAAATGCTTTCGCCTGGTTATCAAGTGTTTACGTTTTGAAAAGCATAAAAGTAATAAGTGCGAACGGGAGAAGAGGCCACGACCCGCTGAGATTTTCGTTTGACGTGCAATGCCCTCTGTGTCGGGAAATATGACAGGCCACGCCGTGTCTTTTGCCCGTTCACCTTATTTATATATTTTTGCGGCATGAAGGATCAGGAACAAGGCATCGAGATGGACGGCATGCATGCCCTTCAGTGGGCACGCGAACTGTCGAAGCTGCCAGATGGTGACTTCACCGTGATGTTCTACCCCTACAGCCGCAAGCGCGACAAGGCCGGTACCGAGCTTACCGTGAAGGAGCACTGTAAGTGGCGCATCCAGTGGCCCAACGAGAAATACGACGTAGCCCCGGACAACCTGTTTCTCTTCCTCGATGAGAACGGTGATCCGAAGATGTGCTATCGCGTGCTCATCCGGTTCATGGCCTTCTCACAGGACGGATACAAACTTCATAAGATAAACTGGTTAGGAAATGAACGATCAGATTGAAATCCATGGCAATGTAGGCAACTACATCCACGACGGTAACGTGATATCGTTTCAGCTGGGTACCAATACACAACTGTTCGAGGGGCCGTCGCTCATGCTGCCTTCCACGATGGCAGGCATACGCCACGAGCACCAGTGGCTCAGCATCGGCGGGTACCAGGTGTTGATGCGAGGCTTTAACGACATGCTCATCGATGAGATCACGAAGGAGATCAAGGAGAACCGTCTGCTACCACGTCTATACGGAAAGCAGATTAAGATGCTCTATGGTCATGGCCCTATGCTCTACACCACCTCGATAGAGGACAATAAACTGCGTCGCCAGTTTATGGTGGTACCAGAGGTGCAGCAGTGGCTGGAGTCGTGGGAGCAGAACGGGCTGCAGCCCGTCGATGAGTTCTGCCGTCAGAACATCAAGAACTTCTACTATTTCGGTGACTTCTTCTGTAAGTGGCGCTTCACCAGGGGAAAGCGCATCGGCATGGGTTTCCCCCTGGCAGGACTGGAGGCACTGGAGAACAAACATTGCCGACTGGCCACCCTGCGTAAGGATGTGACCACCGAGGTCATCCCCTACTCCGACTTCCGCTTCATCGCCTACGGGCGCTGGTTCTTCGGAGGCAGCGGATACCGTATCTACCCGAAGTTCTCTTTCCAGGAAGTCGCCAATATCCAGTATGCCGCCATCTCGCACCACCGTGACAAAAGCGTGAATGAATATTACGGCGTGAACGAGACCCATCAGGGTGCACGCCCCTATATCCAGGGATCCAACAAGACTGCCCACTACATCAACTCGTTCCTGAAGAACTCGCTGGCAGCAAAGATCCATATCATCGTGCCTAACGCCTGGCTGGAGTCGAAACGCTCCCAGATCCAGAAACTCTGTGACGAAAACAAGCGTCGCAAGTCGAAGGATATGGAACTGATCACCTATAACGGCATGGAGCTCGGTACCGAGTACCGTGAAAGCCTGGTTGTAGAATACCTGCGCAAGGAACTGCGCAAGGTGTCGGAATATCTCTCCGGAGAGTCGAACCAGGGCAAGGCCTACTCCAGCATCTCGTTCATGGACGGACAGGGCCACGAACAACAGTGGAAATTCGAGAGCGTCGATATGAAATACAAGGAGTATATCGACGCGCTGATCACATACGACAAGCGTACCGAGCAGGCACTGCTCTCCAGCGTCGGACTGGATGCCGCCATCTCTGCGGTCGATAAGGAGGGAGTGATATCCAAGTCCGGCTCGGACGCTTACTACAACTACCTGATCTACATCATGAGCCTCACGCCCGAGGATGAGATCTGCACCGAACCCCTCAACCAGGCCCTGCGCCTGAACTTCCCCGACCTCTATGCCAATGGCTACCGCTTCGGCTTCTACCGCGAGGTGCCGCAGCGTCAGGAGGATACAGCACCCAAGGACCGTCTAAACCAGCAGCAGTCATGAAACAGATCACTGATATCTTCCAGAACATGTCAGGGCTTGCGCAATATGCGCCCGTTACCGACACCAACATTGCCCTGGGCGACCTGAAGGCCGCATTCGCCAGCAGCTGGAAACAGCTCACGGCACTCATCCCCGACACGGTACTGACGGCCATTGCCGACGGTAGTGACGACACCATGACGGATGCGCTGCGCATGGCACTGGCCAACCGCATCATGGCCAACAATGCCGTATTCAGCGCCTACGTCAACCGTAAGGCCGGTACTGACACCTATAAGTACGAGGTGGAGGGCATGAAGCGCTCCTGGATGGAGAACTACTTCAGCGCCATGGACACGCTGCTCTCAGAACTGACACGCCAGGCCGATGAAGTCGCACCTGCGGATGAAAACGTCGCATCTGCGGAGCCTGGGACAGAAGTCGCGCCTGCGGAACCCGGGACAGAAGAGGTTGCAGATGCGGATAGTGGGACAACGCCCGACATCGGCCAGCTCTTCCGCGAGTCACGTTTCTACCGTATGGCTGCCGGCTGTCATATCCGTACCGCCGAGCAGTTCGACACGATCTATCCCATAGACCTGTCGTACCTCTTCTTCTTCCGCACCCTGCCCCTGCAGGCGGAAGTGGTCAGCGGGCGCATCGGTAGCTACTACAGCCGTATCGAGACACTCGACGACAAGGAACAGTTCACCGCTATGCTCGACCTGGCACTGGCGAAGAAGACGGTAGCCAAGGCCCTGCGCCGATTCGACATCCTGGAGTTCCCGCCTACGATCCGCAACCTCTTTGATGAGAGCCATGCCAACCGCAACGGCAAGGATGAAGCCGAGCGTGCGATATCGCTCGCCGACATGCTCGACGGCGAGGCCGACGCATTGATCAGCGACATCGACACGCTGCTCGAGAGTGGTACCACCATCGACATGAGCTCGATGAGTGCCTACAACCAGCCCGACGACAAGATCATCATGATGCCGTAGTATGGAGGATATCAGACTGATGTACAAGAACGAGGAGATAGTGATTCCCAACAGCTGGGAAAAGCTGAAACCTTCTGCCTTCCTGAAGCTGGCAGGCTACGTGGCGCAGATGGAGGCCGGCAGTATCTCCGTGGGAGAGCTCCGTATCCGCCTGCTCTGCGATATCATGGGTTGGGATGTCCGCAAGATGAAGGGAGAGGACACCATCGAGAACCTGATCACGATATCGGAGCAGCTGACGTTCCTCTTCAAGATCGTCTATCCGGATGACGACGCTGCCCTGCAGGAACTGAGCAACCAGGACTACCGCCTGGCCAAGCGCACCGATCCCTACCGCCTGCAACACATCCCCACCCTCGCCCATCTTAAAGATCTCGAGTATAAATACCAGCTCGACCTGTGCTACTTCGCCCAGCTGGTACCGAAGGTCTCCATCCGGCTCGGAAAGAACTACACGATCCACTTCACAGGCTACCGTGCCGTCATGGGCGACGGTATGGCCAGCTGCTCACTCTCCGCCCTGCAGTATATCGAGGCCCGTCAGCTGCTCGACAAACCTGACTCGTGGCCGCTGATGGCTGCCATCCTCTATTATCCGGCTCCCTACGACAGCCAGGGTGCACAGAAGAATGCGGAGCTATTCAAGACGCTCCCTGCAGACACACTGAAGGCCATCGCCATGAACTTCATGGCCATCAACACCTTTATATATACGAAGACAGAATTCTCCCTGCTCTCGAAGTTCGAGCCGGGCAAGGCCAAGGATATCACCACCGATATGAGCGACGCCCTCTATGACCTCTGCAACGACGGTCTGGGCAATGCCAACGAGGTGGAGCAACTGAACCTGATGACCTACCTGAAGGTGCTGCGCAAGAAGACCATCGACGGTGTGCGCCAGCTGCACGGTACCGGCATGGACCTAGCGAAGATCGCCAACGAAACAGGGCTACCCATAGAAATCATCACTAAGATCGTATGATAAGAGAACTGTTCCTATACTTCGCCAAGTTCCCCAAGCGGAGCGGCGTGACAGCCATGTTTACCAATGGCCAGAGTGACTATGCGGAATACCAACAGCTGAACGATGCCATCAGCGCGATGGAAGACGAGCCTATCCTTCCGGACATCGAGAACTACGTCTATGGACAGGACTTCGACGAACTGAAGGCACGCGTGGAGAAGATCTTCGGCTCGTGGCTCTTTGCCGACTACGGCGAGTTCACCTTCTCCGAGGATCGCACGCCAGGTTCTGTCAGGTGTCAGCAGCAGCTGGCAGTCACCGTCGCCATGAAGCTCAGCGACCGCGCCGACATGGTGGAGCGCATGATTGCTGAGGATAAGACGCTCTCTTGGGTGAACGCCATCTATGCCCGCATACTGGCCGATGCCGCCATGGGCGACACGCCCTGGCTCTCACGCATGCCTGTGGCCGATGCCCAGATCGTGCCCTTCGTGGCCTCCGAGCTGAAGAGCTGGGGGTGGACGCTGATCATCTCTGCAGACGCTGCCGACACCCTTGGTACCAACAGTCTGAAGCGGTCCTTTCTGAAGAAGTTCCTATAATATATATTTGCACTGCTTAAATAACAGATAGCGTATGAAACAGAACACGAAAGAGTGGATACGGTATGGCTCGGCCATCGCCCTCATAGTATCGGCCATCGTCATGGCCTTCATCAGTTTTGTAGTCACGCTCACTATCGGCCCAGGTGTACTGGCTTATATAGGTGAAGCACTCACCGCCGCCATGGCCATCTTCGGCATCTCACTTTATTTTGTGGGACAGGCGCGTGATCTGAAGGAAGAAATCGAAAACCGTTTAAACCAGGCAGAAAATGGCAACAGCAGCACAATGTAAATTCGCCCGCGAGGTCTATGAGGCCGCAAAGAAGGGCACAGATATCGCCCCTGAGTTCGTGGCAGCACAAGCCATACTCGAGAGCGGATGGGGTAAGTCGAAAATCGGAAGATTCAATCTCTTCGGTGTGACGAAGGGTAGTTCGTGGGACGGCGCGACCGTTCTGGTGCGTACACACGAGTATTTCAACACACCCGACCGCAAGTTCACCCCCCCGGAGAAGGTGATCGCAGTAGCCTACTCGAAGACGAAGAAGAAATACTACTATACAGTGGACCGTCTGTTCCGCGACTATGACAGTCTGGCTGACTGTCTGGCCGACCATACCTACATACTTCAGAAGCCCGGCTATGCCGACGCATGGCCATACCGCCACGATGCCGAGGAGTTCGCCCGCCGCATCGCCGACAACGTGGGCTGCAAGTACGCCACCGACCCGTTCTATATCAACAGCATCACAAAACTGATCCGTCAGGTCAGGGGAATTGTAGGAAAGGAGGGATAGATCATGGAGAAAAAATACAAAAAGATTCTGGGTATCTTGGCGGTACTGGCAGTCCTGCTTTTAGTGGGACTCGCCGTCTATTATGTGGGACATCAGAGAGAGAGTGCCCTGAACGCCCAGATACGTGATCTGCAGATACAGCTGGCACATGCCAGGATACCGATGCAGACCGGAACCATACGCGACAGTCTGCCAACAGTCTCCCAGCAGGCAGTGGAGGTGGATAAGACCGACTACAAGAAACAGCTGGCAGACAGAAAGCTGATCAAGGATCTCGAGCTGCAGATCTCACAGGTCAAAGCAGAGAACACCATGCTTCGTGAGACGATCGGGAAAGTCAGGCTGGAGCCGGTAAGGCCTGCAGCAGACAGTCTTCCCACTGCTGCAGACACGCTCTTCGCCTATCACGACCAATGGGTTGACTTCCGCTTAAACACACAGGATCATACCCTTGACTACGCCATGCGTGACTCGCTGAAGACCTACATCGATCGCATACCCAAGCACAAGCTCCTCTGGTGGCGCTGGGGAACTAAAGGCTATCGGGTACATCATGTGAACTTCAATCCCCATTCGAAGATCTTATACAGCCAAACGATTATAGTAAAATAGTTGCAGACTTCATGTTTGTTTTTAAGTTAATCCCTTATAGGTTTTAGTTATTAATAAATAGTCTATGAGAATCCCTGCCGCAGCGATGCGCCAGGGGTGTTTCTGCAAAAAGACAGGAATCACCCTCAAAAAAATATGTATCACACTGCAAATGTCTAATAATTGGAACAAAATATTAAATTTATATTATAAAATTTGTATTTTTGACTAAAAACACCTATCTTTGCATCCGGTAACATTATCAAACATCAAGATTCGCAATTAATGTGTACAGTTGACAAAAAGACAATTACCCACGTGAACGATCAGATGATCCACCACGTGAAAATTAATCGTATTCCCGTGCAGGACGCCAGGGATGGTCAGATTGTTGTCCCCGTACATCTGCTTGGTTCTCATCCGTACAAGATGTCTATTGACAGGGTTAACGAGATTTACGGTCAGGCACGAAAAAAAGTCGTCGGTTCCATGTTTCATCCCAAATAAAAGAAGATGGCTAAGAAATACTGCAGCATATACAGCAAAATGGTGCAAGGTGATGGCGATATGGTTGGACATATCGCCTATTCGTTGTATAAGGCCGAGAAAGTCCGTTATATCAGCGAATATAAGGAGGCCAATAAAGTTGAAGTCGTCCCTGACAAAGTTGTCCAGGAATTCGTTGTTGGCCGCGAAAGCCAGACTAGTATTGAACATTATCGCGGAATGGCGGAGACTATCCTGCAAGGGTTCATCGGTGGATCGTTCGACGATATGTCGGGACAGGTGATTGCTGAGGTAACAAACAGGCTGACGCAGCACATGGACCAGTCTGTTTTACCATTACTGCCCCAAAAGGAGTCAGGTTGGAAGAAATTCTGGGGTGGGGTAATCCAGAGTATGGTTGGCACATTTGCAATGGCCTTTGTTGTATGGGGAATTGTGACAGTGGTTAGCAAGTATAATACAGATAAAATATTCCCACCTCAGGGCAGCTCTTATCAGATAAAGCAGGTCGCAGCGCCTCCTGCACCTTCAGACTCCATGGCCGTCGAAGATGTGAAGCCACAAGAGATCATTGCTCCGACCAAGAATAATAAGAAATAAACTGCAAGCGGTTCCGGCATCTGGTGTCGGAACCGCTTTTCAGTAAGCAGGCGAGCCTGCTGCGAGCTATTCAAACCTGCTATGCCTGCAGATTGCGGCAGAGCGTTTTTGTGATAGAGCTTATAGGAAAAGCTCTATCACAGTCCAGATGAAGTGGGCTATCTCTATCGTCCTATATATAGCCCGAAAGATTTTCTTCTTTTCCATATTCTTATCTTTTATTTATTTTCATTATTTTCTGTAGGTTATACTCAGATTTAAGGATTTGGTTTACGTTTTTCCTGCCTTTTTTATAAATAAATATCACTCAAGTTGGAAAAACAAATAGAAAAGTGCCCGAAATGTTAATTATTTCAGTTAGTACGAAAAAAGATACTAAAAAATTTGCATAATACGAATAAAAGTATTACCTTTGCAGTGTTCAATTAAAAACATAAGAGAAATGAAAAGAATCGTAGAATTAACGGAATCGGAGTTCGATCTCATCGAGACAGTAAGAAACTACAAGCGAAGCTACCCGAGAGGCGAACCAAAGTTAAGATGGGCACTGAGGGGAATGCTTGAAGACCTGCTCGAAGAACCACTTGAGGAATGAATCAGAAACCCCGCCACTCGCAAGGCGGCGGGGTAATTTAAAAACAATACGACTATGGCAGTAATGACATTGAAAGAAACACAGAGAGACACGGTGAAGGCCCGTCTGGCCGACATCCTGATGCACGTATCCTGGGGCGATATCTCCAGGGAGTATTTCGGCAAGTCCGGCTCATGGCTCTACCATAAGCTGAACGGCATCGACGGAAACAAGAAGCCAATCGACTTCACCGTCGAGGAGCGTTATCAACTGAAGGGCGCGCTGATCGACCTTGCAGATCGCATCCGCCGTGCCGCTGACAACATCGATTAAGCCTCGGCCTCTTATGTGACCGGATTGAACAAAAGTCGCCGTTGGGCTGCGGCGCACCTACCGCCCCGATGCATGAGCGTGCACCGGGGTTTTTTCTACCCTCGCGTTTGTATATAAATAAGGTATATCGCCCCCGAAAAAGGGCTTTCTGCAACGAAAATGTTTGTTTTAACATTCTTTATCGTTTTTTTTTTGTTCTTAACTGAAATCGTCGTATATTTGCACCCGGATTTCAGTGGTTAATGCCACACTTCGCCGGGCAGAAGTCAAACGCCCGAACAACATCGTTGGGGCTTTTTTAATGCCCGTTGATAACAATATCGAATCAGGCGACTGATCAATCTTCCTATCAGAAGCACGTCCGACGAGGATGGCTACCACTGGAATCCAAATTAGGGGATTGACAGTCGCCTCCCTTTTTCCCCGAAGGCGGGGCCTGTCGCAACAGAGTTATTAACAGTATTAAAAAAGTTACGATTATGATGAAACAGGCAATCCAACTTGAGATTCCGTTCGACGGCCAGGCGCTCACCGCTGCCCCAGCCGTAACAGGATCCTCTCAGGTGAAGTCCATTCCCACCGATGCTGCCGAGCTCCGCGTGTTCGCAGCCGTCCGCCGTTCTGCAGGCACTGCCCTGTCAGCACTCCCCTCTCTCAAGCTCGCCGCCCAGGCCGTCGCCTGCGTGGCCTTCGGTTTCGGTCTCATGTTCTTATCGGCAATCATAGGAGGATAAAGATATGGCAGTAATCACACGTGAAGAGTATATCCGTCAGCGCCGCGACAACGACGTGCGCATGCATAATAATAAGGTGAAGGAGCGCGAGGCTCTCAAGCAGGTGAACACCCACTATGAGGATCTGCTGCGCGACAACGAGCAGGAGTTCCGCCGCAAGCGCGACGAGCTGCGTGCCGAGCGCGACGCGAAGAAGGAGGAGGTCATGGACATGTATAAGGACGAGCGCCGCCAGATCTGGGAGGAGGACAATGACCTCGTCACCCGCTGGCGCTCCCAGCTGAACACGGAATTTACCCCCCCCCATTTATGGAGACGGGCAGCATAAAGTAGGAGGATAGATATGGCTAACAGTAAGGTTTCAATGAGTGAGGATCTGGAGATTATGATTACCGGACTCCAGGACCTGGAGGTGAACGAGATCCATGTAGAGGGGCTCGAGGAGGTAACCGACTTCATCCTCGACCACTCTATGGATGACAGGAAGACCATCGGCATGTTGAACTGCGTGCGCACGATGCGTACCCTCATGATAGAGATAGGCAGGGCCGCCGCCGATGGGGAATAACATATGTAAGGCGACTGGAATACGGACGGCCCGCTGTGACGGTGCGCCGTCCTTTCTTGTTTACCGCAGAATATGTATCTTTGCACCATGGTAACAGATTCGCTGATCAGGAAGAAGTTCGTTCACGAGACGATGAAGGAAGGCATCGAGAAACTCCACGAGGCATGGCGCCCTGCGGTGGGAGCCTTCCAGGTGCACTCAGGACAGCTGCGCCGCTTTGCCGACAACCCTGCCCCGATGACGCAGATCACCAGCGGTCACTACTCCGTTCACTACTTCATACCGCTGCACCTCCGGTTCCTCGATATCCAGTACCGGCGTAAGAGTGGCCGCAAGGGTAAGAAGAAGCTCTACAACAAGATTGTGTGGCCGATCCTCTACAAGGAGGTGTTCCCGGAGCTGAAGTTCGGACTTACCGACGAGGTGCGCCAGCAGATCCGACAGCAGCTGGAGCACGCCCTGAATCCATAATACTCTCCAGTCCGTGGAGAAATGGAAAGAACTGGTAAAATTTGCCACCTGGGCATGACAATTAGAAAATAAGCAGGTTTGAATCGGCTTATTTCTTCGGATATCGTCGGTTTCCGTGAAAAAATAGGGGTTTCCCCCTTGCATTTTAAGCGGAAATTGCTTATATTTGCAGTAGAAAAAGGGATTAATAATTAAAATCGAAAGAGTATGATATTCATGATTTCCATAATAATAGCATTCCTGCTGAGACGAAGATACATCAGCAGCAGTGACTCGTGGATCCTGAAGATGGCATACTACTTTTCTTGCTTGGTATGGACACCTATCCTCGGAATCCCGTTCTACAAACTCATCACCGCCCAGATCTCTAGCGGTCTTTATTCCAGGATATACAAGAAAAACGGCAGCTACGCATAGAGCGTCCTTTGCCTGCATATTATAAATAAGTACCTTTGCCGAAAAAGCAAAGGTATTTTTTTATGGCAAAAGGAAAAGTTTCTGAAGACGTTGTAAAACTCATTGTAGAGGCAGAGACCTCTAAGCTTCAACAGGCCATCCATGAGTCAACAAAGAGTCTCAAGGGATTGGAGAATGAACGAAAAAGCCTCCTGGAGCAACAGGCTGCGTTTAAGGCCGCTCACCTTACCGAATCAAAGGAATATGCGGAACTGACGAGAAAGATCGTCAAAAACACCCAGGCGATTGCTGACGAAAAGGCCAACCATATTGCATTGACGAAAGCTCTCGGAACAAACGCCATGACGATGTCGCAGCTTCGAAACGAAGCCAAGCAGCTCCAAAAACAACTGGATAACACCTCTCAAGCTTTAGAGCCTGAAGCCTATGCAGAATACGCCAAAAAGCTGAAGGAAGTTCAGGGCAGAATGGCAGAGCTGAGAGGTAGCGCCACAAGTCTGAAGGAGATCCTTTTATCAAAGACCAATCTGGGGTTTCTGATGGGCTCCGGTATTGTCGGGGTCGTATCAAAAGGACTTGATATCGTTGTCGGTCTGGCAGGTACAGCCATCTCCAAGACCAAGGAGATGGTAGACGAGGGCATCGAGATGGCAAAGAGTGCCGACGGTATCAGCCACGCCTTTGAGCGCCTGAACCGCCCAGACATCCTCGACAAACTGCGCGAGGCCACCCATGGCACCGTGAACGATGTGGAGCTGATGAAGGCTGCCGTACAGGCCAAGGACTTCCGCCTGCCTCTCGACCAGCTCGGCAAGTACCTGGAGTTCGCACAGCTGAAGGCACAACAGACGGGCCAGTCCGTTGACTACATGACAAGCTCCATCATCACCGGTCTCGGACGTAAGTCGCTGATGATCCTCGACAACCTTGGACTCTCTGCAGCCCAGGTGAAGGAGGAGATGGCCAAGGGTGGCGACATGGCCACAGCCGTAGGCCGTATCATCGAGAAGCAATTGGCAGCCCAGGGCGAGCACTATGAAAGTGCTGCAGAGCGCGAACAGCGTGCCATCACCGATGTGCAGAACGCCCAGAAGGAACTCGGCGATGAGATGCTGCCATTGGCAGAGAAGGGTAGCAGTATGTGGCTGATGATCCAGGTGGCAGCACTGAAGTTCTTCACCTATCTCGTAAAAGCCTTCAAGCAGGGCATCGCCAAGTTCGTGGATCTGTATAACTCCTCGATGCTGGTTCGTGGTGGCATTGCTTCGGTGACAGTAGTTGTCAAGAGTCTCTGGAGTGCCATTAAGTTCATGGCGAATTTTGTTATCACTGCTTTCAAGGGTATGGGTAAGCAGGTCATGAGCTTTGGCAAGATGCTCGAGGGCGTCTTTACATTCGACTGGGACAAAGCCAAGAAAGGTTTTGCAGAGCTTTTCACCAATCCCTTTGAGCATCTTAAGCAGCAATTTGACAATTTCAAGGATTTCGGATTCGAGCTTGGCCATAACTTGATCCAGGGATATCACGAAGCTGTAGACGGCCATATCACCGCCCCGTCGTTCGATAAGGATGGCAATGGATCCACCCCTTCGTCTGTTATCGAAGATGATGACGGCGGCAGTACTGGAGGCAAAAAGACACCTAAGAAAAAGGATACTTCAGCAGCTGAGGACCGTGAGCGCATGAAGGCGCTGAAGCAGGCACGGCAGAAGGAACTCGACGAGCAGAAGTATTTCTACGAGGAAAGTGTCCGCATTTACAAGAAACAGTTGGCCGACAAACAGATATCGCAGGAGCAGTTCGACGCCATCATGGCCAACCTGCAGGTGGCCCAGGCCGACCGACAGGTAGCGACAGAAAAAGCCTACCTGGAGAAGATCAAGCAGATGGAGTTTAAAAGCGCCGATCTTCGCAAGGCGGCCATTACCGAGCAGGAACGTAACATCCTGAAGGCCGAGAACGACAGTTACAATGCCCGTACCGTTGCCTATCAGAAATATCAGGATAACCTGCAGCAGCTGGAGAACGGAGGCATGAACTCCCTGGAGCGCATGGAGTACGAACACCAGCTGCAGCTGAAATCCCTCGAGGGTTATTATAAGGCATCTCTCCAATACGCCCAGGAGCATAACGAGGAACTCCTCAGTATCGACCTGGCTTATCAGCAGGCCAAGGAGAAGCTGGAGAAGGACTATACCGAGAAACTGGAGCAGGAAAAGTTCCAGATTCGCCAGCAGTACGGCCTTGTGACCCAGGCAGAACTTTATGAACAACAGAAGGAACAACTGCTGCAGCAATACGAGGAAGGACTTCTGAACGAAGAGGAATATCAGCAGGCCCTGAAGCAGCTGAAGATGGATTACTGGAAGCAGACGTTTGATTATTATCATCAGCTGTTTTCCGATGCCGTCAATGCCCTGATGGAGGCCGAGATGGCTAACGTGGATGCCAAGTATGATGCAGAGATTGATGCTGCCCGCAAAGCCGGTAAGGATACGACGGAGCTGGAGAACAAGAAGGCTAACGAGAAGCTGAAGATCGAGAAGAAATATGCTGACGTGCAATTCGCAGTCAAGGCCTCAGAGATCATTGCCAACACGGCGATGGCCATCATGACGGCTTTTGCCCAGCTTGGACCTATTGGCGGAGCTATTGCTGCAGCCATGCTTTCTGTGACAGGTATTGCCCAGTTGGCTGTAGCCAATGCTGAACGCCAGAAGGTGAAGCGTATGACCCTGAACGGTGCCGGTTCTTCAGGCAGCGGCGGAGCACGTGTGGCTACTGGCCGCGAGGAGGGCGGATGGCTCGACGTGGAGCGCGAGCAGGATGGAAAGAGGTTCCATGCAAAGTATGATCCGAAGAAACGGGGATATGTGAACCAGCCGACGGTGATTGTCGGTGAAGGGCCTCGCCCCAAGGAGTGGATAGCTTCGAATGAGGCCGTGGAGAATCCGACCATCGCACCATTCATCAATGTAATCGACCGTGTACAGCGGGCCGGACAGCTACGCACCTTCGACTTCAATAAATACCTGCGCAGGCAACAGGCCCAGGGGTATGCAGACGGAGGCTCCATCAGCAACCGTTCCCCCATGCAGCCACAGACCCAACGGCCTGCCGATACGGCAGACCTGAAGCGGCTGGCAGATGTCCTGGAGCGTATAGACCGTGATGGCGTGCCGGCTTATCTCGGATTTGATGAATTCGACGCCAAGCAGAATGTCCGTAACCGTTCACGTAACCTGGCAAAGAAAGGATAGAAATCATGAAGATCACCAATCTCAACCATCGGGAAGCCTACGAGCTTTTACCCGACACCAAGATAGAAGTGGAGCGCACCAACCCCTTCTTCAATGATTATGCGGAACAGACCGTGCCGGTGAATATCCCTGCATCACCGCGTAACTGCCGGCTGCTGGGATTCCCCGACCTCTTCGGTGGCAGAGTGAAGCTGGTCAGCTCCGACGTAAGCATCCAGGACGGCGAGTTTTATGCCCAATGCCGCCAGGCCGTACTGTCGGCCACCCGCAGGGGCACCATCCAGACCTCGTTCTACATCAACGACGGCTCCTTCTATTCCCGACTGCAGAACATCAAGCTGAAGGATGTGTTCACCCTGCCTGAGGATACTATTACCTTTGGTACCATCAACGAGGCGATCACCTTCTGTACGAACCTGAGAAGTAACAGCGACAGTCGGTTTTCCATCTTCCCCATCCTCGTGGCTGATGATTCCGGCGAGGATGATGGTTTCAACTACAAGATCGTGAATGCCTGCGGCAGTTCGGTACGGCTGACAGACCAGACTTACATGTTTAATCCGGACGCGGCATCAGGACGGTTCTATAACGAGGTATGGCGCACGGAGACGGTTGACGGCATGCCTATCACGCTGGAGCCCGGCTACTATATCTCGCCTTTCATCCGTGCCTGCTATGTGCTTGAACGCATCTTCGCCCACTTCGGATATACACTGGCATCCAATTTCTTCCAGAACACATCGCCCTTCTCCACGATGGTGCTGCTCAACAATATCATCGATACGATTGTCAACAAGAAGATCATCGTACAGGATCTCGTGCCCGATGTGAGCGTAGCTGATATGCTGAGTTTGTTCAGAAAGAAGTTCTGCTGTGAGTTTGCCGTCAACGAGGCTCAGCGAACCGTGTCGGTCGTATTCCTGAAGGATATCATCGAAGCTGCTCCTGATGCAGATCTGACATCCAGGATGACTGAAGAGCCAACCATCAGTTATAAGGCCGCCAAGGAGTACGGGCGTATTGTACTGAAGGCAGACAAAACACTTGACGCCGAGACGGAGGACACCTACGACGATATAGAGGAGATGCTGAAGGCTTCGCCGACAGCCTACTTCGATGAGATTACTGGCTGTTTCTTCAAAGACGGCTGGTCTGGCGAAAACCGTGTCGCCGTGAAGATCGGAGAGGCGTCACAGCCTTACGACACCGGAGAAAGCAGGCTGGAGTCAAAGGAGATTAAGATCCCCGAGTGCATCCCTGAGTTCAGGATGTTGAGCTTCACCTATGATTTCGGCGAGGACAAGAAGACGATCGACCTCGGCAGGTTCCTCTATGTGGGAGCCTATCGCACCGTGAACTCGAAGATGGTCCTGGCATTCAGCGACGGACAGGAAGAAACGGAGGATGCTGCCAAGATCATGCCGATGATGGCCTTCTGCATCAGCAATAACGGGCGGGCAACAGGCACGATCACTCCTTGGGCCTATGGCCCCATCGCCCTTGGGGCTACCTATAACGTGTCAGAGGTACAGGTGAACCGTAGTCTTACACGCTTCTGTAATTACTCGCTGGTATATAACGGTGGTAGCGGCATCTTTGAGCGCTTCTATCGCGACTACGATCTGCTGCTGAGAAACTCCCTGCAGGAGACGAAGGTGAAGCTGCTGCTCTCCCAGTCAGAGAAGCAGAACCTGTCCGCGTACGGCAAGGTAATCATACGTGGCGTGGAGTTCTTCCCAAATAAACTGAAGTTTACCCTCGGCGGAAAGGACGAGCCGCTTGATTCAGAACTGCTGACAGTCGGCCTATATCACGACGAAAACGGGAATACCGACTCAGCTCCGACTGTCACAGGCATGCTGCCCATCATGGCGTCCGCCTATAAGTGGGAGGCCAGGTCAACCAGGGAATATACGGATGAATGGCAGTCGGTAGAGGAGATCGAGGATGCCACATTCAAGGTGATCTACCCTCCAATGCCGGGTCCGGAATGGGTCGGCCAGAGATGGGGCGAGCGGGCGACGTATATCCGAGACGGCAGTTCCCTCTTCTCTTTGTTCGGTCTCACGAACGCAAAGCTGACCGTCTGGCTTGAATGCGTACCCAAATAACTGTCCTTTGCCGGATATCAGGCCTTTTTTATTTTTGCTGAAAATTTAAAACGATATGATCATTATTAGACAACCGGACCAGCTTAGTCTTCTTGGCAACCTAAAACATCTGGTGCTGCAGACAGAGGACGTAAGCGAAGAGGTGGCAATGCAGGTGTGGCTTGGTACTGCAGGAGCGTCGTCACCGATCGTTACACATAACTACAAAGGAAATGCCGACGGGACGATCGACATCAATCTGGAGGATATCGTCAAGGCTCACCTGGCGTTCGGCTTTCCAGAAGATCCGACACGCCCCTACCAACAGACGGATATTGCCCGCAGTTTCAGTGTGGGACTGTCAAGCGATCTGACTGAGGACGATTTCGCCTTTACCGTCTTGCGAGCCGGCGTAAGCACGCTGGCCGACAGCGTGGAAAACTTCCTGACCCAGAATTTCCTGACCTGGCAACCGACTCTGAAGCCCGTCACTTATTATATGCCTGAGTTCCTGACCTACTACGCCCCCGTAGCATGCAGGATGAAATGTAAGGCGTATATGTCGGACGGTACCACCCACGACGTATTACTGACAACATTCGAGGCCGGTATATGCAAGACGGTACCGGTAGGCTATCAGGTGATCTCCGGAATGATTGATGCACTCCATTCTTATCACGACGTGTGGGTGGAGGATATGAACGGCGAAAGACTGACCTATATCCAGCGCTACTATGCATCAGCGGTTAAGTCAGAGGAGGAGGTGTGGATCCTGTTTGAGAACTCCCTAGGCGGTATTGATACGTTTAGGGCGTACGGGAATTCAGAAAACACCGCAAAGCATGAGCATCAGGTAGCTACGATTGACGATGAGAGCTCGGAGTTCCGTGTTGATGTGTCACGCAAATATAAGAAATCCACGGGATTCCTCGATAATTACGAACGCCGCTGGCTGCTTGATTTTTTTCCCAGCCTTGGGAAATACATATGTACTTCCAGTGTCAGAAAGATCGTCGTAACAGACTCTGACGTGAACTATTCCGCCAAAGACCTGCCTTCAGAATACACATTCACTTATCAGTACGCTGACACCAAACCGTACCTGAACCTGCCAAGGACAGACGTCAGTCTGCATAGCATGCATATTGACATTCCGGACGTCGCGTCTTTTACCATCGCCCCTCGCTTAGTTGAGTTCCAGAGGCCATCACTGAGCGCAGGGGCTTTATTCCCCGTACAGAATCCCTATTCGGAGAAATGGGGAGCCACCACGCTGGCCGAGATTGCTGAGTATCTGTCTGAGGGCATCATGCAAATGGCTGGGACATTCGGGAAAGATCATTATCTATCCCGTCTCGTCAACGATGTCGCAAACGGGCATATCACCTTCCGACAGGGTCTTACGGCACTTCTTGCCATTACCGATACATTGCGCTCAAACGATTATACCGGCGAAGGCCTCTTTGACAAGGGATTTGGAATATGGAACCAGACAGAGAGATCGACCGGTGCCACATATTCCCATGCCGTAGTGGATTTCCTGACAGTCAGGCTGAAGGCGTTCTTTGCACAATTGGAACTAAGGGAGATTTCCTATGTCGGAGGCAACTTCGTGTTCTCTGCAGCCGGCTCTAAAATATACCATGTAGAGTGGATGACGGAGGATAACCAGATCATCGACAAACAGTCCGGATATATTGCAGAGACGGGCGGACATGGGACGGTACACCATTTCCGGTGCTGGTTCTATTCCGACGACGGGACAACTTCCACAATGAACAAATGGAAGGTTGGCGACCAAGCCCAGTGCCGGACGTTTGATATAGAACCTGGCATCCATAACAATGTACAGAACCGCTTCTACTGGCGCCTGGTGACAGGTGTCGGGAAATCGATCATTCCAACACTCACAGCCGGACAGGACGGCTACGGGAAGGAGTTTCAGTATGCAGACCTCTCGAATGTGACAGGAGAACACGCACTGGATAGCAACGGATCGACACCAGACGCCACGTCGTCCGTAATTCTGGAAGACTACCCGGAGGCTGGCGATAAGATTGCGCAGATCGGAAACTGGACAGACAGCTCCCGTCAAGGCCTGTTGTATTTGCAGGTTTGCGGCACTTTGGCCTTTTATATGTTCAAAGGTGTTGGCAGGAGACATTTCGAAATACCATCTCCGTCAATACGCATCTCGCCGGAATTAGGAAATATATTCAAAGGTACGTTTCTGTCGGAGGCCGGAGAAGACAACCTGGAGGATCGTATCAGGAGTATTACCGAACAGCTGAATGACGTCCAACAGCAGGCAGACAAGAGATTTGATATATGGTTCGGTGCCTACGAGCGGATGCCGCAG